CATCATTCTCGACTCGTTCGTTCATCAACTGCCGACCATCTGCTGGTTTATTGCTGACCACCAATCCCTTGCGGTGAAGGTAAGTAATAATAGTTCCTTCCAAGAACTTCGAACTATAACAATAATCTTCGTATTGTACATGACCAACATGACAGATACCACGAACCAATTCAATCAACTTCATCTTCTTGTCGATTTCTACGATGATACGAACATCTCGCACGTTGTATTCAATAAACTTATCTAAGTCAGTTCTGAAAAGTTCATCCAATGATCCGTCGTATTCAATCTTACCCATATCAACCTCAATACGACCAATTGTATCAAGACGATAATTCTGCTGTTGTCCGTAGGTAAACTTCTTGTAAAGGTCAAGATAATCAAGGGATGACACACCCGCAATCATCCACTTCTTACGGAACTTGGAATACTTCAATTTTCCGATTGGAGACAACTTCTTTGCAATTCCACTTCCACACTGTTGCTTCAATCTATTGTAAAGGTAGGGTACATCGAAATAATCGCTATTCCATCCCGTGATGATGGTGGGACCGATAGCTTCATAGACATCAATAAACTTGTAAAGGAGGTCTACTTCATCTTTAAAGAAGAAAGTATTAGTATCATTCTTTACAAAATCTTCCCGCGTTCCTGATTTATCGAGCACAAGGACATTGTATTCTTTCGTGATATTATCATACAGAGTGATAGCGGTGACTTCGTTGTTTGGATTCTCAATATTCGGAATACCATTTTCCATCGACACTTCAATGTCAAAGAAAATTATCTTATGTCCAACCGATGGATTGTCCTCTTCTAGATATAAATCGGTTAATACACGGGTTTCACGAGGGATATCACTCTCAAATAGTGTAGGATCATCCCACTTATACATCTTTGTTCGGCTAACACGAACACCAGTCATACTTAACTTTGATCCGTTGCGATCAGCTTTGTATGCGTAATCGAACTGTGAAAACGGCAAAGTGGTATAGCCCTCTTGGTCATCCCAAAGATGCACTATACCACGCCCTTCACCATCTTCAATAAAAATATTTTGATACATTAAAGAGTTCTCCAATAATAGTCTCTTCCAATATACCTTTAATCAGCGTCGTTGTCAACTCCAAATTTAATAAACTTGTACCAAACTCGTTCGTGGAAATAATATAATATCATCTTAGTCATAACTTCTATACCACCAATAGATAACCCAAGTTTCCAATTACCTGTTAGTAAACCAGCAACTACCATTGTATCAATACTACCAACTATACGCCAACTGATGGCTTTTGCTACATGTCTTTTTGGATGGATCATTATAGTATATCCTTGTATATAGAACAATATTTGTTCCAATGTTTGTTAAACTCATCAAGATTTTCGATTTTTGCATCGAAATTTGTGTCTTTTGTTTTTTGTATTAATCTTGAATAATTCACTAATTCTGGTAGATCTAATTCACTTAACAATTTCGCAGGATTATCCATATAATCCTCAATGTATAGTGTATAATCTGTTATTTGTTTTGCTCTGTGTAATTTACACAACCAATCAAACCAGATAATAAACATATCTTCCGTAACATATATGTTGCGCATACGCTTTCTGTTTTGATATATTTTGTCTGGATTTCCATGAAATGTTTGTGATTGAGTTGCGACAATAAAACTTAGAAATTGTTGTCTTATATCCCGTCTTGCCAATGTTATCGTTGTATATTTAGGATCATTTACAAATCTATTAAGTGTATTATAATTTTTACCAACTTTAATACTTACTATAGGTGTTGGTGACATTTTGGATACATGATAATATAAAGTATCTGAATACCAATAATTTTCAGGTAACAAAGACTGTTCCAGATTATCTCTAGTTCTTATGCTTTGTTTTGCTGTAACATACATTTTATCTGAATACTGTTGTTCTTCAAACATTTCAGAAACACTTTTAAATATGTGTGCATTATTCGTACCAAGTAAAACATCTGCGCACTCTTTATATTCCGGATATTTTATACTTACACTTTCTAATATCCACGAATAGATAGCTATGCTACTTGCCCTCGGTAAACTAAACAAACAATACACTAGATTCCCAATTCTTTACGAATTTGCGTTGCACTAATTGCTTCGATTTCATCGTCTAGCTTTATTTGCTCAACTTTATATCCCACATCACGACCATAATAAACACCCGTGATATTTGGTAAAATTACAATTTGATACTTACCTTCGAAATCCTTAGATAAGTCGTCATTAATTCTAAGTGCTACTGTTTCCACATCTAATGGATCTTTTTCACTGGTTCCTTGTGTGTCACGGATACAGATACATACTTGTCCTTCTTTTGCCAATATCTTTTCAAATAAAGTACGATGCCCCTTGTGCCACGGTTGAAACCGCCCAATCATCAATCCTGTGGGTGCTTTTGAATTAATTCGCATAACCGTGCTGCCTCCTCTTGTACTGGATTAAATTCTGTAATTCGTAAATTATATTCATTATCTGTGGGAACTCGCCATGCTTTGTTAGTATCCTCAAAGCGTCCCTCTTCTATAGTATCCATCCAGACTGCGAACTGTGGTTCATATATTGCACGAAGTTCACTCGTTGGTGCAACGAAATCTGCAACCACATACTGTACATTTTTGTTTTGTAGTAAATCATCCGACATTGTTCGCATTCGTAATGCTTGTCGTGCTCGTCCCGCAGGACTAAAATCCCAATCATCGAACGCCTTTCGTACCGTATCAGCGTTTAAGTGCGCAGCATTGGGAAGTGACTTCATCAATTCTTCTGCCAAAGTAGTTTTACCTGATCCAGGTAAACCAAACAATAATATTCTCATAACCTTTCATCCAATTTAATATATCGTTTAATTTTTGATTTTATAATTTTTGGGTTTTTTCGTATATCACTTTCCCATAAACATAAAAATTTATAACCCATTTCTTCAAACTTCTTTTTTCTTTCCATATCCCGTTGCCAGATTTCTTCTGCGGTTTTGCGTTTACCTTTATTAAAATACGAAGAAGTATATTGTTGTGGATTACAATGCCAAAAATCACCATAACACTCAACAATATACTTATCATCTACTAAGAAATCTACTGTATATTTGTCTACTGATACTTGTTCCTTAAATGGAAGATTTAACCTAGACAATATAGATGATACGGTTTGTTCTATTTTATTTGTTGCTGGTTTTTGATTTTTATTAGAACTCATGTATATCAAAAATCACGCTGTAAAACTACTTCCACATCCACACTTTGCTGTTGCATTGGGATTCTTAAATGTAAATCCAGAACTTTGCATTGTTCTTTCAAAATGTATTAGTGTACCTTTTAAATACATAGATGAAAACGGGTCTATAACTAGCTTAACACCATTAGACTGTTCCAATACTATATCATCTTCCTCTGCATGATCCGTTATACTAAAATCATATTTAAATCCAGAACATCCACCAGGAGATACAGCCAATCTAAAATGTTCCATCTTATCTTCATCTGCATAATGTCGCATTTCACTCAATGCAGATTTTGTAATTGTAATTTCTAAATCAATTTCCTGTTGAACCGAATCCATTGTTCCCCCTTCCATCGTTTGATATAGTTTCATCAACTTCTTCCACTGTAAAATTTACGGTAGGGATAAGAATCATTTGAGCAATCTTATCACCTATATAAATAGTTTGGAAGCTTTCTGTGGAATTATATAAAGCTACTTTTATTTCACCAGTATATCCATTGTCAATAACTCCTGCCACTGTAAATAATTGTCGTTTTGTGGCAATGGAGGAACGATCACGAATAAGTCCACCGTATCCTTCTGGGAATTGTACAGAAATTCCAGTTGAAATAAGTTTGGTTTCACCGGAGTGTAAAGTAATTTGATCAGACGAATACAAATCATACCCCAAATCACCAGCATGTGCTTTGGATGGGAGTATTGCATGTTCAACTAATCGTTTAACTTTCATACTTCTGTAACCTCAGATATAGCACTTAAATATGAATTCTTTGAATTCGCACCAACCAAACTAATCATCTTGTCATTATCACTATTGTGAATCAGCACAGTTGGTACTGATCGTACACCATTTTCCGATGCAACTTCTGGTTGTTCATCTACATCAATAGTTTCAAATGTAATATCGGGCATATCAATTTCCATTTGTTTAAACATGGGTGATAACATCCGACATGGTGCACACCACGGTGCGGTAAATCTAGTAACAGTAATCATATAATCTCACATGCTCCTGCTGCACACGCAGCCTCACCTTGTAAATTGGTATCATCAACTAATTCAACTACATCGTCTAGATTAATACTATGTAAATTACTAATTAACTCATTATATTTTTCTTCTGTAATATCTTCGAACGGTGCCTGAATATACGATCCCCCATCATATGGGAGTACACTCAATGCGGTAAAGTTATCACGATTGTCCCACATCCAATTTCCTACTTCTTCCCATTCACCATCCTTAATAGACACGGTGACAGACACATTGTTCTTATTTGCTCCCTTACGGTGTCCTGTCTTTACCCATTCCTTCCATACCTTACTAGTACGATTAAGGAGATCAAGTGCAGATTCTTGACGAGTAATTGCTCCAGCCGGTGCTTTTTGTGGAACAGAGATAACCGCCTGTAGATGTGGCTTGAAGTATTCATCTTCCAATAGTTCTGGGTGATTAATATTCAAATATGTGTAAATACTTTCATTCTTACCCACACGAACACGACGAATGTAATAATCGTTGTGCCACGCGTGAATACCACTGGATGTACCCAATACTAACGACGAAGTACCCTCAGGTTTTACCGTGGTTGTTCTCGCTGCTGGGTTCGTACCAATTAAAGTAGCCACTCGTTGGTTTTCTTCCTTCACGATGTTGGACGCTTCTTTCAAGTTCAAATTCAGTACTGGACCTGATGCGATACCAGTCATACTGACTCCAATCAACGCTTCCTTTTCGGTTGTCTTTTTCCATATATCTCTTAAGTAATGAAAGTTTGTGTATGATGCTTGTAGTGATCCAATGAATGCTGCTGCTTTTGCCCGTGCATTCAAATCATCTTGATCTACTACATCACCTGCGTTGATAGTAGTCAGGTTACAGAACTGAAAGGGACGGAGAGAAATTTCTGCGCACGGGTTCATACCCCAATCCTTATCGTTTGTAAAGAAAAATCCAGGTTCACCAGAACCAGACATTTCAATCTTCTTCCACAAATCAAAGAATGTTTCTGCTTCAACCTTTGAACGAACAATCACCGCACTATTGTTTGCACGACCACGTTGCGCGTTTTGCTCCCACCAGTTTCCAAACTTACATGTGAGCATATCATCGTCATCAATGTCGAACAAACTAATCATAGCGGAACGACGAATTCCACCAGCAAGTACAGCGTCAGCAATGTAGCATAGAATATCGTGGACTTCAATCGTGGTGAGTTTTTCACCATTCTGCTTGCGATCAAGAATTTTCTGAACATTATGTAAACAATCCTTGAGTGGTTCTGGTCCAGGTGCTTTACCACCACTCGTAAGTAACATTGCACCCTTTGGTCGTACATCACTAAAATCATACACTGGCAACGCTTTACCTTTCATATAGGCAGTTACTAATACCTTCACGGCATCTGCCCATCCCTCAATACTATCACCAACAAGATAACGACGAGACTTCGTTGGCTTATTAATCTCAGGTAAGTTTTCTACATGATGCCTTTGAACGGAGTATCCAACACCTGTGCCTGACAAGAGCAGGAACATGACTTCTGAGAACGCGTCAATGTGGTCAATAGGTAGAAAACAGCAATTATACAAACGAGCATTGTTAATGGCAATAGGTTTCCCAGCAAACTGGAGACTACGCATGGAAGGAAGTATTTTCTTATCGTAAACAAATTGATACGCATTTTCTATTTCATATTTTAATTGTGGAAATTTTTCCAGATGCATTTCTTTATTTCTATCAACTAATTCTTTCCAATTTTCTCTTCTTTGTAACTTTTCATTATATTTAGCATACTTCATAAAAACTGTAATATCACTCAAAATATTTGCTTCCAACTGCATGGTGTAACTCCAACTGTGTTAATGGTTATATGGAAAAATAAATAGTATGTTTCTGTCTGAAAAAATTATCTGTTACTTACTCATCAAGAGATTCTAGCCCACTCATCTCTGCTAACTTTTTTGCCAATGATTTTCGTTCATCACCAGCTTGAGTATCCATTTGTTTTTTAAGTAATATACCCTTTGATGATTTTTCATCGTAAATCTGTATCTGACCGATACTTGTATCCATAAGAACAGGAAAGGTTTGTCCGTCTGCACCAAAACGATTTTTGATGATATGGGCACGACCTGTCTTATTGACTTTATCTTCTAGTTTACGACTCAACGAAATTACTAAGTCAGCGGTCATAATCTTACTATATGATTCTGCAATTTTATCTGCTTGGATAATATCTTCTTGAATAGAGCTACGCTGTGTTTGACTTGCAGTCCAAATAGGAATATCCAATTCACCAGCAATACCACGGAGTTCTTCGTAAATAGCACCCAACTCTTGGTATCGTGCATCCATTCGTTCAGAAGATCGTAGTAGATCTGCGTAGTCTACTAATATAATATCTGGTTTGTGTCCCAAAGCGATCAATTGTTGGGTATGTGCTAATAGAGAATGTGATGTAGCACTTTTTGCTGGGTAGTAACGAATAATCAATTTACCAGGTATTTTTTGTACTAATTCTTTGACTGTATCAATATTATCTGGAATCTTCCCAGGTTCAATACCAGTAAAAATTGTATCGTATCTGATACCTACATAATTTTCGTTTAATTCCAATGTGTAGTGTACTACCTTTTTACCTTTTCGTAAAGCATTTGCGCCGATAGTAGACAATGCCCAACTCTTACCGATACCTGACGGTGCGGCGATAACACCCAATTCACCACCAGCCAATCCACCACCAGTAATGGCGTCAATAACATCCCATCCAGTTGGTACCGTGTCACGAGATACATGCATCAATCGTTGATCAACATCTTCAACCCAATCATGACCAATGTGTTTTGGTTGTCCACTACGGAGTGCATGATCTACCAATGTTTTGATAGAATCATATTTTCCTTCTTGTAGTAAATCTACAGATTTAATAATAGCAGATTTCAATGATTGATTTCGTGCAAAATCCAAGAATCGATCACGAACATAATCAAGATCGGTATCTTTAACTTTCACAACTACTTTTCTGAGCATTTCAACTACTCCCGCACGAAGTGTATCGTCGGTTTCGCTGGTCATTTCGATCTTGAAATATTCTAGTGTAGGTAGGGTGCGGTATTCGTTATAATAATATAGTGCTTTCTTCGCTACCCAACGTCCTGCATCACTATCAAAAAAGTACGGATTGATAACATCAAATGATTGCTCAAGAAATTCTTGAGTAGAAATAAGTGATGCTAGAACTTTTGTTTGAAACTCAATTCCATATTTGGAAAGATTATCAACATTACTGTCGTAATTCGGATTCTGCGTTATTGGAACCATTAGTGAACCTAGTTAGTGGAACAAACGATGTGGTGAGCCACATATCGTAGTTTGGAAAGTTACTCATAAGTTTACAACGAATCATGAGTTTTGTCAAGTCCATTTTGCGTAAATCGGATTTAACAATATCTAATTTATGAACAATTTTCATTTTAGCATCAGTAGAAATATTAACATCTCGTAAATTCATTAATTGTAAATTACGATCAATAATATCTTTATTAGCTAAAATGTTTTCAACTAACTTTGGTTTCTTTTTAACATCATTAAATTTTTGTTCAACGAAATCAACATCAATATTCACCGATGCTTCTGCAAACTCTGGAATTTGCTTGAGTAAAGTTTTTTCTCCCGCACCCTTGATTCCTCCAATATTATCACTTTTATCACCCATCAAAGAACGATAAAAAACAAAATTATCGGGATGTACTCCATAATCTTCGAGAACGGTGTTGATGTCAAATGTTTTTTTCTTTACTGGATTATATACTTTCGTATTTTCTGTCACCATCTGTAGAAAATCTTTATCAGTAGAATAAATTAACGATGTACCACCTTGTGCTGCGATTAATTCCGAAGCGTACGCGATTACATCATCTGCTTCGATGTTATCGAGTGTAAAAATTGTAAGTGGTAAACATTCCAGTATTTCAATTAACGAAACCAATTGATACTTCATATTTTCAACTTCTTGTTGTTCGGTTGTCATATCATATTGACGATTCAACCGAGTCGGTGGTTTTCTATTCGACTTATATTCTGGATATATTTTTCTTCGTCGTTGAGAACCCCCTTTACCATCAAATACAATAACAACTCGTGTTGGTTTAAAATCACGAATTGCTGCGCCAATACTTCGTAAAAACCCCGTCATTCCACCAATATGATTTCCATCATCATCTAATGTAGGAATTGCGGCATAACTACGAAGAAAGGTATTTAAAGCGTCCACCAAGAGGACACGACCATTATAGGTCATGCCCTCTTGATTGGATTGCTCAAATTTCATATTTTGAAATATCTTTTGCAAGTCAGACATATATTACTGTACTAATCCCATTTTCTTTGCATATTCCAAAATTTCAGCATCAGACATATTATCTAAATCAATAGAAGTTAAACTTTCTGCTAAATCAGGTGTTATTTCTAAATTATCCAAAAATGTAGGGTTGACAGTAGGATTAATTTCTTGCGTAGTCATCATTCCTCTACGAAGATGTAATTCAAATTTTTCAACATCACCATTTGCACTTTTAAATGCTTCGATAGCTGTTAAAATAAAACTTTCCATATATTAATCCAGTAAAAGTTCTTTTGTATCTTCACCAGTGTCTAGTGACACTGCGTCAGGATTATATTCTGACTTGTACTTCATAATTAATGCATCGCAAATCTTCTGATAGATAGATTCCTTTCTATCGGTATCTTCTTCCAGTAGTTTTGGGAAATCCTTTGATTGGAATTTCAATTCTTCACCGGTAGTATCATCTACCAGTGTATACCATGCACCAGATTGCTTAACCAATCCATTGTCCTTCAAGACATCCAACCAACTACCGTAATCATCAATACCACGATCAAAGTAGATATCAAACTCTGCGGTACGATGTGGCGGACCAAGACGATTCTTGACAACAACGGCTTTTACATTAACACCAACGACATTCTTGTTACCATCTTGAATCTTACCGATGAGTGACAAACGAATACGAGTTGATGCGTGGAATGCGATCGCCTTACCACCAGAGGTAGTCCAAGGGTCAGAGAACGCAGGAGCGTTCATCTTTTGACGAAGTTGGTTGGTGAATACCAATGCGATGCGTTCCCGACCAAGAAGGCCAGTAATCTTACGCATTGCCTTACTGATAATGATTGCCTTATCCGTAGCGTATCCATCCTTACCGAAGTCGGCTTCCATTTCCTTCTTCGTAGAAGCTGCGGCAACTGAGTCAACGATGATGGTGACCAACTTGTCTTTATCTTTTCCAGTACGAACCTTTTCAATAATATTCGTAATAGCGTCGAAAATATCTTCCACGGTAGACAAATGAACATATACTAACTTGTTCATGTTGATACCTACCGCCTTAAAGAATTCTGGATTGACCGCGGTTTCGGTGTCAATTAGTACTGCCACACCACCACGCTTCTGTGTGTTGGCAATAAGCTGTGCACCAACCAACGACTTACCAGACCCTTCAAGTCCAGTAAGTTCCGTGATACGACCGACTGCAATACCACCATACGGACGATTACTAATCGCAATGTCCAACATGGTAGCGCCGGTAGAAATAAAGTCTGTAAAGTCTGTTGGCGTATCTTCCTTACCATCAAGGAAATACGCTACTTGATCCGCATCTTTATTAAGTTTATTGAGTGAGTCCGCAATTATCTGTGCCAATTCATCCCTATCTGCGGATGGCATTGGTTTCTTTGTTTTCTTTTCTGTGGACATATGAATTAATTATCGAATAACTTATCGAATTCATCCAATGCGTTCTTCACCACAGCAGACTCAGAGATTTCCGTTGACAGATCAAGGGTCTGTGTGGTCACGCTCTTAACTTCGGAATTACCCTTTGCAACAGGTTCCGTGGCGTCAGGATCAAGATATCGTTCAAGAACTGCACGAAGTTCTTCATACGAAGGTTCCTTGTACAATGCGAAGATATCCGGCTGTTCTTCCAATAGCTTCTTTGCAAGATCAATATCTTGTACGATTGGTGTCTGGTTGGGTTTGACCTTTACAGAGGTCTTAGCAAAATTTGTATCTGACTTTTCCTGTGGGATGTACTCGACCACAACATCACGACCAATCTTTGGATCTGTGATATCACCGTAGTCAGGATCAGCGATATATGAAAGAAGATCCTGGTATACTGTTTTGCCGAATGAGAAGAAACGAACACCCTTGCTTTCTTCACCACGAACAATAATAGGAATATAAGTACGAAGCTTGGGTCGGAATGCCGATGCCTGCTTCCAAGCAGACTTTTCTGCTTCTCGTCCTTCACGACGAGCATCCTCTACCAACTTATCAGCAAATTCTGCGATGGGGTCACGACGACCGAATGAGAGAGGGGAAATATAAGTCTTGTTACCAAGATAATGGAAATACAGTTCGATAAATGGATTATCCCGATTTCCCTTCCACGGAACAATACGAATGGTCGTTTTTCCTTCCGTGGGCTTCCAGAGTGCGTCATTGCGGTCACCCTGTTTTGTAAATGTGTTTAACTTTGCTTTTAGTGCATTAAAATCCAATGGCATAATTTGTCTCCTTAGAGTTTAGAATTTAGAGAGTTTAGAAACTCCACATTTAAGGTAGTGGAGACACCTATATTTGTCAAGTGTTTAAAAATTTATTATATGAGAAATTTTAGTATTTACTTTTTTTAATCGACCATACGCAGTAACTAATATCATATTTTGTAATTCTGTCCAATCAATTTTATACGCTTTATCTAAAATACCATTATTTTTTTCTTCGATCAGTTTATTAATCGCATTAATTGTATAAATGGTATTAGTTTGTTTCTTTCTATGTACTGATATCGTATATGGTACTTCTGTGTCACTACCATTAAATTCCACATCTATATTGTATGTAAGAATTATTTGTTGCTCATCATCAACATTGTTTAATACATATATTGAATTAAATGGTAATTTATATACATTCTTAATTTTTTCTATTGTACTTTCTACTGTATCTTTCGCACAAAAAGTACAAAGTAATTGTGTTTGTTGACTCATAATAAAACTCATTAAGGTATCTACATTCCCTAATAAATATATTATTGTCAGTTTAAAGAATAACTTATACTAAAATTAGATCATTATAATTTTTACCCTTGTACATTCGTGTAGGATAAGTATCTGTTTCCAACAAGTGTCTGATTTTGGGGATTACAGCAGTCTCAGAACGGTGTAGGTCAATCAATAAAGCGTCATAGGTATACAAGATGGGTTTTGTTAATAACCCCCGTAAAAACTCACATACAGAGGAAATACGACCCATTGCTTCCGCAGTTTCTGTCCACTGTACCATGTAATTAAACACCTTATTTGGTGAGGGATTATCTACTATAATCTTTTTATTATACGGGCCAACAACAAATCCCAATTCGTTATAAACTTCCCAAAGTTGATTAGTGTACCGTTTTATATCATGAAATAATTTCACATCACCAACATCCTCATGCATTCCGTACATCAGTGCAAAAGTTTTCTGTTTTGACTTTTCGTACTGTTCTGGTGTGATATTGGTGGTTTTGTAATACTGTTCTGCCAAATGTGTATGAACTGATGTATTTGGTAGTACATGGTTTAATTGATTGGCCACCAACCGAACATGGAATGCTTCATAATCGAACTGAATTAAGATTCCATCGTCACCATACCGACTTGTAAATGCGGTACGAGTACCATCATTTTTATTGAGTGCGGCAAAGTTAATACCACCATATTTGTTACTGGGTCTTCCTGTTGAAGTATATGGATTGTATTCACTATGTATCATATAATTTTTTATATACTTCTTACTTTGTTCACCGAAATGATTTACTATTAACGATGCATCTACATGGATACCAGACTGTTCAATTGTAGTTAATGTGGGAATAATTGTATTATTAACAAAATTATATGCGGGTGAAAGTTCTGTTTTGTACTTGTCTCGTACATACCCCAACAATTTATGAGCATATTCCATCCAAACTACCAATGGTACGCTGAGATGAAGATTTTTAAATTGAAATTGCTGTAGAGTTCTTTGAATTGTGGGAGTGTAATAATCCCGTACTTCAGGAACGGTGTTTGCTGATAGATGTAGTATCGTTGCTACATCGTCTACTTTGGATTGATCCAGTTTTGGATAGGCGTGTAATAATTCACGCTTGTATAAGGTCACCAGTTTCTTTGCACCGGTAATATCAATATTTAGTGGGATTCCATCGGGATGATTTATTGGTACACACGCATATTCGTTATCATCAAATAAAATATGTAATGATGACAATTCATTTATTGCGGGATGTGTATGTTGATCCATGAATATCGGTATTACATACGCCACTTCATGTTCCAATTTTCTTTGTAGTTTTTCTATTTCCGTAACCGATTGAACAATCATCTATTCTCCCGACCAATACTCCATGTGATTTTGTAGGTGTTGTATAATACCAGGTATTTTTTCATTTGCTATAGCAAGTAAAGCTTGATTTTGACTGATAACACCCTTTACTAACATACTCGTTCCATCACTTAAAGTCAAGGCTATATCCTGTAATCTTCCTCGAATAATCCAATCTATTTTAGTTTTTTGAAATAAACTATTTTGTTCTATTGCGAAATAATCTCCTTCACTAAGCTCATAGATAGTACCATAACGATCAGATTTATATCTTGCAAAGTATCTAGTTTTAATTCCTTCTTCTATATCATTATTTGTTACTATTGGTTTTGTAACTTTTAATGTTTGCAACATTTGTTGCTTTGCATATCGATTACCAATAGAATTAAATACACCAAGTGAAATATCTTCTGCCATATGTTATTACCTAAAAGTTGGTAGTAATACCTGTTAAAGTTTTTGTTAATTTCGACACAGTATCACTATCTATTAAATATTTTCCACCACCAGAATTTCTTGGTAATACATTAAATCGTGAATGTATAGAAGTAGTCCATCCTTTACTAATGTCTATATTCTCCGTTAATCCAAATAATTGGAATGCACCGTAGTCTTTATATGAATCAGATATTCTATCTACCCAGAAAATTTGTCCAATACGAAGCCCAGCAATACCAGGAATAGTTAAGTCTGCCGTAACTGATAATTTACCTGGTGTTCTCCATGCATGTGAGTAATTTGGATTCATCCCACCTTTGGTTGAATTTTGTGACATTTTATTTCGCATATCGTCTGGATACATTTCAAATAATGACGATGCGATCAGCATAAGTTTTGCATCAGGAGAGAACGATCCTAATTTGTTATCCAAAATAGATTTTGTTTCTTGCGTTTGTTTTTCTTGTTTTTTAACCAAACTATCAATTAAAAATAAATCACCTTCCATATCAGGTCTATCTAAAGCAACCAAATAATCTATCGAACCACTTTTACTATAGTCTATTCTTTTTAAATTTCCCAAATATGTACGATAATATTCACTGGCATTTGTTTGTGTATATAATACTTCTCGTTGGACTTCTATTGGTGCATTTTTAAATGGATTCTTGTAATTTTTTTCTAAATATGCCGTATAATTTTCTAGTGGTTGTTGTGGTATTGGATTTTGTACAGTTGGTGGTACAGGAGCGGGTGTATTTTTTGGTGGGGGAGTTGGTGATGAACCTTGTGCAACATTAGAACTTACTCCTAATGTGTCTGCATAATATTTAAATTTTTGTTGTCTATCCGCCAATCCAATATCACCACCATTAACTGCTTTTGTTACTGCGGTAGTATCTGCAAAATTATTTACTCGTGGTCGTACTCTATCCTTCCAAAATACTTGTATAGCTACATCCGCAGCATACCGTGGATCCAATACCAAATCGGGATTATTTATCAGATCAATACCTAACTTTTTACCAACTGCTGCATAGTTAGCTTTTCCTGTGAGTTGTATGTACCCACGTCCTCTATATTTAAATCCATCACCAGGACTAGTATTACCCAAATCTTTTCTATTACCATATATAATTTCTGCCAACGCTGCTCTATCTTTTCCACAACAAACTGCTTCTGCTGCAGCTCGTGACGAGAATTTTCTAGAAAAATTTTTCAAAAGAAAATCAGCACTATAATTTAACTTTTCATCTACCAATCTAAGACCAGATTCATGTTTAACTTGTGCTAATAATTGTGCAATTTCTAATGGATTGGTTATTCCCAGTGCTTCTGCACGATCTACGAAAATTTTTTCTGAACTAGTTAATTTTGAAGTATTCATTGCCATATTATCGTATTGCTCCCGGCGTACCACCGATTGCTACTGCATTCGCTGCTGGACCGATACCAGTGAAGGTAACTTGTGGGTTTACTACTGTATTTGGTGTTGTTGCCATTTTATTATCAAAAAGTGCTAGTAGTTCGTTTCTGCTGTTTTTTATATTATCAAAAATTTGTTTCTGTTGTCTAACTATCTCTACTTTTGCCTTGGCTCGGAATTCTGCAGCGTTAGGACCGTCAACTTCAAATGCTGCTAGTTCTTTAGACTTTGCCCGATTAATAATTGCTTTTGATCGAAGTGATAGTGCATTTTTTATTGCGTCAATTTGGCCATTCGTTAAATCATCACTCGATATTCTAGATGAAAAGCCTTGCGCTTCAATTTTTGTTAAAGGTCGTTGAATTATAAAAATTTCACCCAATACTTGTCGTGTGTTTGTAGGAAGTGTATTAAATCCACCAGCTTGTAATTGTTGTTGTATAGATGCACGAACACCATTATTTTCGTATAGTATACCCTTTAACGCAACTTCCACAAACTTATTAAGTGTATTAGTGTCCTGATTTGGTGGTGATTTTTTCTCTTCTTCTTTTTGTGTTGGTTTGTCTTTTCGTAGTAAATCAAATAACCGTGGTCCCATCAATGGGTTTCTTGCATATTGTAAATCTTTTCTATCTGGTGACCCAGAGGAGTTATTTAGTGCAGAGATTCCTAATTGTGATACTAATAGTTTTGGATAATCTGCGTTGATTCGTATATCCAATATTTCCGAACCTATAATTTGCTCATCAGCAGAAGGTTTATTTGGTAATTTCTTATTAAAGGTATAAATTGCTTGTGCTTCCTTTTTTGGTAATATTTTTAAGTTGTTGTCTACGATTCTAAAATTAGATAACTCTTCATCGTAAATTAAACTCAAATCCCAATATCCTTCGGTTGCTGCGTTAATCTTATTTAGTAAAGTTTCTATACCTTCGTGAATGGTTCGTGCTTCAAGAAACACTGCTTGAATTAATTTACTGTTAATCCATATACCAGATTTTGCCGTTGCAATACCAGATGGATTTCCATCGGATTCTGGATTACCTTCTTCATTTACTTGCGTTAATTGGTTTGCTATTAATTTTGTTGTGGCTTTGGCAACTCGTAAAGATCCACTTGTGCTTAATTTCAAATTTTCACGGAATGATGATAACTTTGATGTACCGATATCTCTAAATGCTTTTCTATTAACTATTAAAACTGTAGAAGGATCTGTAGATCGTAGTACTTCATTATATCCCACTTTTATAGGGTTTTTGTTTATATCTTCCAAATCTTCTAATAATTCTAAACTAAATTTTGAATCATTTTTGGTATCTACCGAATTTACTACATTTAATGCACCATTTACAATAGATGCAACACCATTAACCGGGTCATTTAAAAAATAATTAATAAATCTATTCAGCGTAATATAGAATGTTTGTTCTTGCCCCAAATCATTTGTTGGAGTACCACTTCCCGCTGCGGCGCTTGCACCATCTTTTTCCGCGGCATCATCTGGTTCATCAAATTTAACTATTTCATCATCTGAGTCCGCACGAGAATCTAGTAAATATGTAAACTTTGATCGTGGTGCAAAATAATCACGAACAGAAGTTAAAAGAGTTTGATCCTTGTTAGCATTTTCGTCTTGTTGAAAATCTGGATTATTTGTTGCGTATGCGGAAATATACATGATGTTATCTGCCACACCATATGCGATTACTGTAACTTTGTATTTGTTGTTTTCTATTACTGTTTTAACATTCGCTACTCGTGCGATAGAAAAATCATAATGATAGTTATTGGGTTTACAAAATGAATCAATAAACAAACTTCGTGCACCTTGCGACATACCACGACGACGAAGACCACCCGTAAACATTCCTGACCAGAAATTTAAAATAATTTCCGTATCTCTGACATTTTTATAATTTAATATATAATCTTTATTTAACCCTTTTTGTCCTTTGGGTGATGAGATAATATTTCCCCATTCTAATACACAACTCATACCAGGTGAAAATGCTAAAAATTCTAACATTTGTAATTGTTGCTGTGTGTAACATACCGCGTTTATGGTAAATTTTAATACATTACCATTTCGTAATCGTTCAACAGTTGCACTTTCGATCCCAGGTGGTGGATATCCATTTGGTGATTGAAATTTTTCAGACAGTCCGTTTGTATTTTTTTCGTAGGTTTTTACTAAAATTTGTTTTCCTTCGGTATAGGTTGTTCCTACTACCAATCCTTTATCTGCACGAGTTCCGTAGATATCGGAATCATTGTACGATTCATTATCCCACCCATGTAATCCTAGTGTAAAAAACTTACAACCGGCATATCGATTTAAATCAAACGGGGAAATATAATCAAACGCTTCTCTAGCTCCGGCAGTATTTGCCAATTCGGTGTACCATTCTTTAGTAGGAAATTCTACAGTAGTAGTGTATCGTAGAAATGGTGTTCGAATTTCTACCAATTCTGTTGATTTTCTTCTATTGTTTAATTCACTTTGTACATTTGCGTCAAAGACATTAAATGTCTCATACGGAGAACGAGTTGCCATAAATTATAATCCTGCCGATGGTATTTTTATACGAGTTCCTGGTTTAATAAATATTGACCCGTCTACCATATTATTTGCTTTTGCGATGATCCACCACTTTGAAGAATCTTTATAATATTGTTGTGCAAGATTATCGAATCTTTGAATACCTCGTGTAACAATTGAAAATTCAAAAGTATCCAAAGAAATAAAATTCGGTAACACCGTAGTATAATATGGTTTACCCGTATCTGTTTTTTCTATTTTCAACTGAGTTGTATATTTTTCTGTCATATATTATCCTCTTCCCACGGATCCATTTCGAGCAAAGTTTACTAATCCTTGAAAACCAGCTCGCTGTATATCTTCTCGTGCTGCGCGTTCTCCTAAACGAGTAGCTATGTTCTGTATGTCTCTACTTAACAGTTCTGGTCGTAGTGGGTCTGATGCCGGGTTTAAATTAACTTGTGGTATATCAATATTTGGTATTTTGAATCCACTCAATGCTCCACCAATATTTTTTGTTATTTGATCTTTAATAACTGTATTTGCAAATGGATCTGCATCCAACAATGCGTTTGATGTTTGATCTTGGGTGATGAAATTCTTTTCAATTATACTAAAATTCATATCAAGTTTCACAACTTGCGTTACTTCTGAATCTATATCCCACGGAACATCATCCAAATCCATATTAATATCCGTAAAATATCCTGGTTGGTTTTCTATGATATTTCCCAGTGTTAATTTTGCGATAGGTGGTACCATATGTCCTGCCGCAGTGTTTATTGGATATACCAACTTGTTCAACATGTTAGCACGCAACCACACAGTGGCTAATTCATCTTTAGTAAATGCAACTAAGTACACCTTAAATTTCATTGAACGCGTCATACCTTTATATACAATGAATCGTTCTGGTCGGCCGACATACCGTTGTTCTTCGTAATCACCTTTTGCATCGTGTCGTAAATCTTCTACGAATGCACGGAAACTAACTCCTTGATCAAACACACCAGGTACTACAATTCTAAATTGTATAAAATCTTCTCGTGAATATAATCCATCCAATTGTGTCATTGATCCAATCGGTTTACTACTTGGTGTTAAATTCATTGGATCTTTTATATACTTGGCGCTGGCTATTCCATTAAACGATCCTACTTCTGTTTGTACATCGTCTGTATATGATTCCGAACTTCGATAATCTTCTTCTATGTCTGGGTATGGTTTTGTAAAGAAATTATTATTTAATTTTCCTCTTTGCTTTACTACATTCAAAGACTTCTGTGCTCGTTCAATGTAATTCTTTTTATTAATGTGGAAATTTTGTACTGTACCATCTTTGTTTTTAACCAGTGGCCATAAGTCTGCTTGTATCAATGCATCATATGGAGTTTGATCTGTTTTTAAGGTAGCATTTCCAATATTAATACCACGACCTATTGCTTGTGCTGTTTGCCCTAATGTATTTAAAGTTCTTCCAAGTTGTCCTAGATTTATTCTTCTACCAAACACATTAACATTAGTTCTATTCAATATAGATTGCAATAATCTATTTGCAGCGGTACCCACAACTTGTCCCAATAAAGTTCGTCGATTACTACCTTGCCGTTGTCCACCAACAAATCGAATTCGTAACTGCTCTTGTTTTTGTAGAACAGTTTCTTGTTGAAGTCTTCCCGCCATATCTGATATGGTAATCATCTGTGGAATGGTTTTCGATGTACTCTGTGAGTCTAATGATAACGCTCTATCCACTCGTTCTAATGGTGTATTTAAATTAACCAATGCATATTTTGATGCAGCCAATACTACCGATACTGGATTATATCTTCTGGATTGTTTAAATGTATTCCCTGCTTGCAATACTTGTTGTCGTGCTAAGAAAGATAATCCCTCGGAGGTTTTCAAGTAGTTTATAAGTCGTTTTTCATCACGAGGACCTGACACAATTGGTAATGACTGTGAATCTTGTAACATTAAACTTTGATCTGCAACATCTTTACTATACGGTTTAATTTCAATCAAAGTTCCATTTTCTGGTAGTATTTGTGTACCGTTTGTAATATATGGATTATTTGTACTGAATCGATCATATAATGTACTGTTTGTTGTACGATTTAATTTTCGAATAGTTGAAGTTATTAATAATTTATTTGCATCAAATGTTAATGTTGATTGTGTTTTTGAAGTAAATAAATCATATATGGGTGCTATACGACGAATTTCAATACTCGCCACACTAACATCAATTGGTCCACCTGGTATGGCTAATTTTCGTGCGTACGAAAATGGTGATTCTTGTTCATTTAATGTCGAATCGTCATATACATTTCGTAATCCGTTTGCATCCTTTGCAATATTACTAAATATTTTTGCCATATATTATCGTGTCCGTAATGGTGTGCGTGCTTCATTTGCTGTCACATGTCCTACTTCATATCCATTCATTTCAATCTTCATACTGCGTATTGCAGTTATTACTTGATCTAATTTTGCTTCCAATTTAGCAGTATCCACTTTGGATTCTATAGGTGCAGATGCAGCTATAGTTGTGGGCTTTACAGCGGCTGCTACAGATGTAACTTTAGTATTTGGTATAGGTGTGGTTGTTTCTGATGCAGTTTTTTCTGGTGATTTAAAAGTTGGTAATAATCCAATTTTTTGTAATCCACCAAGAACTGCTAGTCCTGGTGCCGCGGCTATAGCTGCAATTCCTAATGCAGTTAACCCCACTGCCATACTGGTTAGTGCAGGCCCCATCAATGCTAATATTCCAACTTGTCCGGCGTTTAATTGAGACAATGTAGTTATAAACTGACCAAATGTTGATAACCCAGGCGCCATGATTCGTAATGCAATTCCAAATGGAATTATTGATGCTCCAAGCGCAGCAATAGCCAATGCCCCAACTCCAACTTGTGGTGCGATAAAGGATAGTCCAAATGCTGCTACAGTAAGTACTCCCAACGCTACCGCTGCCTTACCCATATCAGACCAATTTACCATACTAAACTGTTGTAATCCTTTACCCAAAACATATACCGACGCCGCCACAACTAACATTGCTGCGGCACCTTGTATTACTTTAGATTGACTAAACGATGCTGCACCACCAGCAACACCAGATAAACCACCACCTCCAACTAGACCAGTTGGTGGAACTGTTGGCGCTGGTGCGCCACCCAGGCCAGGTAATAATCCTGTAATTCCTTTGCCACCTGTTATAATATTTTTCGCAAATCCAAGAGCTTTTAATCCTACGACTGCACCAGCCAACCCACCCATAGCCGTTAAGATACCTTGTAATAATTCAACGGATCGTTCTAGATATCCCAATTGTTGTTCTTCAACGGTTTTTTCTTTTGGAGCTTGAGCGACACCAGCAAGTTTTAATATAGTAGATTCATCAAATCCTGTGGTTTGTGTTAAGGCTAATCGTAGTTGTCTATTCGTTTGTAATTCTTCCCCCGTAATACCCGAAACACTTAATTGTTGTTGGAGAAGATTTTGTAAATCTTCTGTAGTACCTGTTGCTGCTACTTGTGCCAGTTGGTTGAAGTCCATCTCGACACCCAATGCACTCAATTCAGCAAAGTTTTCCAATGATCCTTCAAAATCGCCAACAATACTATTCGCAAATTTTTCTATATCACGGAGATTAACACCAATTTTCCTAGATTCTGCCGCTGCACGGAATAATGACTCTGCGTATTTACCACCAGCGACTGCTAATAAATCTGCATTTTGTGCAGCAAATTGTATTGCATCAGCACCTGCCAATCCTTGTTTTTGGAATTCTGCGATAGCTTTCTGGCGGACAACATCTTCAGCTGCACCTGTTCCCAAAAATGCTCGCTTTGCTTTTACATAATCTTCAGACGATACACCGAGTCGTTTTGCCTCCCCAGCTATTTTTTCGGCTTCTGCCGGATCTAATATTGTTCCAAACTCTTTTTTGAAGTTTGCTGTTGCATTGATAATTTCTTGGGTATCAAGAACAGGTCCATCTGTTAATCCTACCAATGATTTTGCTCTAGAAATCAATGCATTCCCGTATATACGAGATGCACTTCCTATTTGCACACCAACATCACTTTGTACTTTATAGATAGCTTCTCGTAAATCTCCGAATGCTTTTCCAAGTCGCATTGCTAATTCACCAAGAACTAACATTTTTCCAGCTGGAGTATTATTATTGAATAAATCTATTACATTTTTACTTCGTTTTAATGACGAAGATACCCTATTGAATTCTACCGCTGCGTTTTGTTGTTCTTGATATATTTCTGCTATTGCGGTTTGTAATTTAGAAGTTTCATTTACCTGGACCTGTATTGCCTCCTTCTGATCTTCTATAACTTGAGTTAGTCCTCTAGTTTGACTAGCTTGGTCTTTTGCTGTTTTTGCTACATCTTTTAATTTAGTTGTTCCATCTTCGTTTGTATATGTATACTTTTTTGCGCCAGCAGCAACCGCCGCTAGCTGACTAGTTAAATTGGATTCTTTTGCTTGTAGTTCTCGTTGTTGACTTAACAATGCTCCTTGGTTAGTAGATAATTGAGCATTTAATGTAGATAACTTGCTACCAACATCGGATCCTTTATTTAACACAGCAACATGAGCTTGTACGGCTGATTGTAGATTTTTCAAATCGCTGTTTAAATTACCAGTATTTTGTGCCGCAGCAGTTAAATTTTTTATTGCTGCGTTTAAACTTGCCATTGAAGATTCTAATTCTTTATCGTAATCAGCCATGTACTATCTCATTTAGACTTTTTCAACTTCTCGTACTCTTTGTTTTCTTTTTCTACTGCATCATTCATTTGTTGTAAATAGAAGCCGCGCAAGAACACGGGCATATTATATAGTGTTTCAAATGTAAATCCACCTTTTCCATAATATACCATGGAAAAAATGATTTTATGGATGTTTAACCTATATTCTTGCGTCAGGCCAAAAAAAGTTAGCGCCGAGAGTCAATGGAAGTGTATCACTATGTGAACACTTAGAACACACAAATGTAGTTTCAAATACTACATCCGGTGTAATTGTTTTATAAAATTCTCGTAATGCTCGACTATCTTTGACCAACATGTTTTCTACTGTTTCACGAATAACCTTTGAATCAGATGAACCGTCCACTTCTGCGATAATATATCGTAATCTGGTAGTTGCTTCTGGTTCTACTTGTAATCCAACTTTCTTTATAGCGGTCAATTCCTTTTCAATATCTTTTTCTACCTTTCGTGTTAATAATTTAATTTTAATTGTTTTTCCACTAACAGGTAATTTAAATAATAAATCAGAATCTTGTGGAGTATCTTTAGTTTCCAATTGAGTTAAATCTACTGCGTGTGATTCATCTGACGAACACTTTGGACAAGTCACTGATATATTATAATCTTTACCATATCCTAAAATTCTCGTGGCGACCATTACTGCGTTTAAATCACCAATTAACAAATCTTCGTGAGTCACACCTTTTGTAACAATTAAACTATCCATTAATTTATCTAATACAACACCTTTTTGAATCAAGTTTTGTGAAGTCAAAATATCTTCTTCTTTGGCGGTCATATATTTCAATTCAATCTGACCACTTGCTAATGGATGACCTGTTGGGTAGAACTTCCCTTTACTCGGTAAATCTACGATTTCCGTAGGGAATGTAACATTTGACATAAAATAACTCCTTTAGTTGTAAATACTTGTATATAAATATCAATCGTCTGTGTTTTCATCGGTAAAATACTCATTATATGAAGAGTTAATCCGACGAATAAACTCTTTAAAAAATGATTTATTATTCTCAGGAGTGACCAGTTCCCCGTCTACAATAAGGTCTGCTACTTGTTGTTTATCTCGTAAAATGTCTCGCATATATTCATCGATAGTATCTGGACAAATCATGTAATATGCTTGCACTTGGTTGGTCTGTCCAATACGATGGGTTCTATCTTCCGCCTGCTCATGGTTTGCTGGTGTGAAGTCCATGTTAAGGAACACTACAGTATCTATGACTTTTTGCAGTCCATCAATGCCCATACCCGCCGCCATTAGGCTAAAACATCCTATTTTTGCTTGACCACTAACTAATCGATCAATACTATTTTGTCGTTCATCCCGTTTCATTTCTCCCGTCAATAATGCCGCTTTATCCCCGTAATGATCAGTCAGAAATTTCAATGGTGTTAAATAATTACTAAATATTAAAATTGACCTATCGTTATCTAAAAACTCATCAATCATTTCCATAACTCGTGGTATTTTCTTGTCTATAAGAAAATTTTGTAATTTTGGCATATGACCAATCGACGGTTTTTCTATTTTCCACCGACCAAATACTTCCTTCAATAGTGTTTGGTATTCTTTATATTCATCTTTAGTTAATTCTACATATAAATCATTTCGTTGTTTTTTCGGTAATTCGGTCAATACTTCACTTTTTTTTCTACGAATGACCACATCTTTTGTTCTGTCGTGGAGATCTTGAAGATTTTTCGGAGGTTCACCTTTCCATCCACCATATCGTTCTACAAAGTGATAAAAATTATTAAATCTGTCTTTGTCCAAGAAATTCAATAATGAAAATGCTTCTATGGGACGAGACATGACTGGTGTACCCGTTAAGAATATACTGTATTTTGTTTTTACTCCTGGATACTTACGACGCTCCTTCCACGAACCCAAGATACTTTTTGCCCGTATTGTTTGACGGTTTTTAAGATAGGTCGCTTCGTCACACACAAGTAAATCGAATGCTTGGTCACGAAGCCAATGAGAATTTTTAGACACAGCATCGTAATGTGTAATATGAAACTGATTTCGGAGATGACCGTCGTAAGTTTTACTATCCCATATGGTACTCTCCTTTCCAGTAAATTTTTTGATTTCTCGTTGCCAATTAATTACTACAGATAATGGACATACAATTAAAGTTTTCAGATTGTGTAATTGTGCATACGAAATTGCCTGCACGGTTTTCCCCAATCCCGGCGCGTCTGCGATTAAACATCGACCTCCCGCTTTATCAATAAACTTTACACCAATCGTTTGATACCCATATAAGGATAATTTTAATCCAGGTATTTTAAAATCTTTATCATCATCTTGACTTCGGATTTCATCTAATTGTTGTCGTCGTGATTTTAATCCATCCACAACATCTAGTACTTTTTTATCACATTTAATATCAGTAAATAATTTAAATACTTTGGGGAGATGTACTACTGGAAATTCCCAATACTTTTCATCATTATTCCATTTACGACCATCAATTTCATATTTAAATTTTGCCAACATTGCTTTGTCGTAGGGCATAATGATTGCTGCGGTCTTTTTATCAACCAATATCACTTCTACTTTACTATTTGATATATTGGGTAAATCTTTATATGATATCGTAGGATTATTTGTTCGTGGTAAATCTAATTCACTAACATCTTCACCCATCAGTGTTTTTGCGGCAGCCACACGCCAGAGCTCTGGTAATCCTTCTTGTCCAGACATCCATTCTAAATACGAAGGAACACTCCTTGCAACATGTGCTAAGGAGTGTCCTTTAAATCTACCCCAAGTGAAAATTACATGTTCACTCGACTGGTGTATTGTCATCTTGTTTATCCATTTGGACATAGTGTAGCGAATCAATATCTAATTTCCACCCATCTTCTGGTTGTAAGTTTAACATTCGCATAAATTCCAAATTTGCTTCTGTTAAATTATTTAGTGATTGATTAACCCGATCACGATGTTCTTGAATTAACATTTTAATTGCCAAAGGTACAGGTATTTTATTTTGCATATTATACTTTTCTCTTGAATAGTTGTGCTACATCATCTTGTCTATGAATAACAGGTCCAGCGGGTTCCCACTCAACATCCAATCCCGTTAATTTCATCATATTGTCTATAGTTTTATACTTTACAGTCCAGTCACAAGTCAAATTAATCAAAATTAAATCGGTTTTTTCATATAACTGTTGACGGAATGCTCTTGCTTTATCTGGTGATGTCTCCATCAAACGACCTGGCATAAGTAGTACTAGACTGTAATACTCTTCTTTCCAGTTTTGTAGATCGAATATATCACCCATAGTGAATATACCCCAGTGTATATTTGTCGCTGCAGACATACATCGTTGACGATCCATTTCTACACCATGCGGAATTAAATCTTGTCTAGTTCCTACTACACGACCTAACAAGACTCCATTACCACATCCCAAATCCAGTACATTTCCAGAGGGAACATATTTCATATCACCGATAGCATCAATAATTACTTCATGAAAATGATCCATTGCTTCCTTAAATCTAAATCCATTTTCTTCCCACAATGAAGTATCCTCCAATGATTTTTGGAAAGATTTTGTAGTAGTAATTGGTTTAATTTTAATTTTCTTTTCTGTGTATGGATACATAGTTCCCGACATTCCATCTTCAGGATATACGGCGTTATGTTTTTGAACAGTGTATTTCCAAGGCGTCATGTCTGTTCGTGAAGAAATCTTATTAATTGGTGTTTTAATTTCTGCAATACCGTGTAAAGCAGACCATTCCACGGGCCAAGATAATAATTCATAAATCCAATCTACTTCTTCACCATACCCCAATTGACGACCCAATTCCGCCATTTTCATACCCATATCTTGTGTATGTGAGCAATTAAAAGAACATGGAAGATGTGATACTAATCGAACACCTTGCCATCTCCACAAAATATTACATTCTGGTGGGGTATCTTCTTTAATGTGTATGGTTCTAACATCATCCGTTATTTGCATCTTATCTACTGACATTGGCCAAGTAGTGTCAACAAACTGTCGATTTATCCAGTTTTCTAAATAAAAATCAATACAACATTCTGGATATCCTAATAACTCACCAACTCTTTTATTATTTAATGGTTTGGTGTTCCATAATGCATACCACTCTTTTGCTAATTCTTCGGTCTTTGTAAATACGACACGAAGCCGGTATGGTTTACCTGGTTGGTATGGTTGTGATGTGGAAGAATATGTTGTGGTGACACCTTCTTTTGCTAAGGGTACGACCATAACACCATATTGTTTATATTCTTCAATCAGATTACTTAGTTCATTTGAATTAATAATATCCAATGTGCTTGGTCGTATATCATGAACAACCGACATTCGTTCGATGTGTTTCCATGCGGAAGATATCGAAGACAATATTTTTTCATACTTATGTTTATTTTCAATAGTGGTCCACTGTACTCGTGTCCAGTCTGGTAATACTGTATTTAGTCTTTGCATAACCTATTGGTTGAATATCAAATATTGAGTTTACTCTTTTCTTCGGCAATAAGTTGTTGTAAAAATGATTTCCATTCCATATTTGCCGGAGTTTCTTGTTTTTCCGTATTATCAAGTGGACCAAATTGTGCTTCCCATGCACGACGATATTCACCAGTTTCATCTACATGGTCCGCGTGTTGGTTACCATTTTCATCAGTAAACTTAAATTTTGGATGTTCCCCGTGTGATGGAATTTCTTGTACAGGTATTCCATCCAATACTCGAAATTCTTCTGGGAGTTCTATTAGTGCGCCAGATTCCCATAAATCTTTCACTACTTCAAATCGTTTTCCATACGCACCAGTAGTATCAATATGATCTGCGTGCAATCCATCCTTTTGCATAATACATTCCTCGTAAAATTATTAAAGTTCTATACCAAATTTTTCAAAAAATTCTTTCTTGTACTGACCTGTTGCATCGGTATGATCGGCGTGGGGAGCTACGTGCCCAAGTTTCATTCTATTTAACTGATTTGTTATATATCGTTCTATGTCAAATTTACCTTCTAAATGTCTGGTAATTTGTGTAATCCGTAATTCAACACCTTTACTAAATCCATATAACATGATTTCTTCATATTTTTTTAAATCTGGATGTAGTGAAAATGGTTGTTGTCCTTTCTTCAACATTAATTTTTCATACATACTAAATAAGGTTTTCCAATTCAAACAAGTATCAGTTTTGTTACGCCAATCCATGTTAATTCCAGTGCCAGGACAATGCCCCTTACACATAAGGAAAAATCTGCATCCTTGACAACCACCGTATTCTTCTGGGGTATGGTATAGTGCCAACTGTCGTTCATATCCATCATACTGTGCTTTAATCCAGTTAATACCATCTTTGTTTCCACGCCCACAATTTGATTGGTTTCCCTGTGAGTCAATTCCTTGTACTGCGTGTGTAGTATACGGATCGCACGGACGAAAAGTACATGTTGCCGTGTCATCATTCATATTCATCATAACATCGATGTCACGGAATAAATCAAAAGTAAATTTTCCTTTTAATTCCGTTAATTCAAATTCCCACATATCTAGTAGAAATTCTACATTTTGTTCAGGGGTAAGTGCTAATGTTTCTCCCACCTGACTATGATCAATTTCCAATGGATGTAGTCTTGCACCATCAACACCCCAAGATCGTAATTCACGAATCCAATTCTTAAATCGTTCACGGTATTTTGGTAATCCATTCTTTTTATGGATCGTGATAATTAAACCCATTGAAATTTTTTCTTGATGCAATCTCTTTATAGCATCCATAGATTTTTTTGTTAATTCACGAGTTTTTTCCAATGATCCAGCCCATCTGGTATCATTCATTTCATCAGGTCCATCTACCGATACACCCACATGTACTTTATATTTTTTAAACATTTCAATATGTCGATCTGTAATTAAAGTACCGTTGGTTTGAATACCGTTTCCACCGTACTGTTCAAATCCCCATTTAAAAATAGTTTCTAAATCATCAATATCAGTTAATAATGGTTCACCACCAAATATAATAAATTGCCCACCTTCTCGTTCTAATCCCTTTAACATTTTTTCAACAGAATATGTTTTATGACGGAAATTACCCGCGTCACGCATGGGATGTTCGTAACAATACGGACAACTTAAATTACATACTACACCAACTGGTTCCAATTCAATTGTCATGTAAATAAAACCTCGTTTAATAAATCAAAATATAATATACTTATTTAACATTAGTTTGTCAAGCCCCAACCAATACAGGTTGATCACTATGTGGTGTAGTTGCATCACTATGACTTGCTGGTGTGGTACCATCGTTATGCGCAGTTGTTGCGTTTGTGTGACTTGCTACTGTAGTACCGTCACTGTGTGGTGTGGTTGCATTACTGTGACTTGGTGATGTACTTCCATCACTGTGCGGTGTGGTTCCATCGCTGTGACTTCCAGGAGTAGTTCCGTCACTATGTGCTGATGTGGCGTTTGCATGCGACGCTGGACTATATGAATTACTATGCCCAGTATAAACATTATCATGCGGTATATAATAATCCCCATGTATGGCGCTGCATGAACCCGCATAATAAGACAAACACCCATTATTCATAACATATTTAGAAACACCATTATTGTACATGCCGGTATATGTTACAGGATTAGTACACGATGAATCATAATAATATTGACAACCACAGGGTTGAGAACAATTATACCACATACAGGTATCTTTCGGTGCGTTACAATCATCAGAAAACGACCAACAATTAACTCCATTTGCACTTGAACACATATTAATTATACTCCTATATTATTATCAGTTGAAAACATGATAAACGGTCTAATTGGAATGTGCTGATAGACGATCCCATACTTCATGGAGTATAGTAATTGGTATGTGATTGCGGACTATCACCATGTCCCCCATAATTACTATGGTTGGGTGAGCTATATCCATTTCCATGACTTGCCGCTACATTACTGTGACTTGCTGGTGTAGTTCCATCACTATGACTTGCCGCGATATTTATATGACTTGCTGGTGTGGTTCCATCACTATGACTCGCTGCGATATCCGTATGACTTGCTGGCGTTGTTCCATCACTATGACTTGCTGCTATATCCGTGTGGCTAGGATTTGTTGTTGCGTCGGTGTGACTCGCTGCAACATCCGTGTGGCCACGGCGCTTACTAGTATTAGTAGAAATCCAATGCCAAAAAGTACTCTCTACCCACACTGATCCTTGTTTTGCACCAGCTACAATTCCTAGATCCGTACTTACAATGTATCGGTCCACTCCCGACTGATCTATGTAATGGAAATCATTTCCATCAATCCAAATAGAACCGGGTTTAGCTCCTACAGGACTACCAACAGAAGTACCTGTGTAATAGTACTCTGTTCCTGTTCCATCTACAAAGTGAAAGTTGGATCCGCTTATCCAAATACTACCTATTGTTTTTGGCATAATATATTAGACCCCAACTAACACAGGTTGATCACTATGTGGTGTGGTTGCATCACTATGACTTGCGGTGGTAGTGCCGTCACTGTGTGGTGTGGTTGCATCCGTATGTGGTGTTGTTGCGTTTGTATGACTTGCTATGATATTACTGTGTGATGCCGCAATATTAGTGTGCGAACCAGGAGTGGTTGCATTAATATGCGGTTGTCCACCAGTATAATCATCGTGGAACGGAGCATTACCGTGAGGATTACTTTCATCACCATGGAAAATTAGATCTTCATGAAATATTCCAGGAATGACATAATTTGCGTGTTCATTGTAATCAGAATGTGTAGTAAGATAGACATCATCGTGTCCTGAGACATTGTTGTGAGGTGCATTATAATTGGCGTGACTTCCATTTGTAGTAGCATCACTATGCGATGTTGTGCCATCACTATGTGCCGTAGTTGCGTTCGTATGACTTGCTAATATATCATTGTGACTTGCTACGATATTTGTATGACTTGCGGGTGTTGTTGCGTCGGTATGGCTTGCAGCAACATCGGTGTGCCCACGGCGTTTATTTGTTCCCGTAGAAATCCAATGCCAGAAAGTGCTTTCTGCCCACACTGATCCTGGTTTTGCTCCCGTTACTGCACCCAAGTCAGTACTGACAATGTATCGGTCCACTCCTAATTGATCAATATAATGGAAATCGTTGGTATCGACCCA